AATTGGCGTGGAATGCGATCACAAGGTAGTCTTGAACCCAAGACTATGCGTGATGTGCAGGAGCGTGATGCTGAAACTAATGTTTGGACGGAAACATGCGTACGTGTGTTGCCCAGTGCCGATAAGGTTGGAGCAACACGAGAACAAATGTCTGCAATTGTTAGTAAAAATCTCGTATATGGCACAATTTGTGCAAATGGTAAGAATTACATGGTAAATGGTTTATTTATTAAATCAAATATTGTTGTGATTCCTAATCATTGTTTTTTCCACGATACACTGGATGTAACATTCCGTAAGGAAAATCCTGAGAAATGTGGTGGCAAATTTGCTGTGATTTTGAGTAAATCTCATAGTTATAATGTGTCAGGTACTGATCTTAGCGTGTGTTATTCGAGTAGTGGTGGATCTTTTAAAGACATTTCGTGCTACTTTCCGGATGAAGTCTTTCCCGATCATGAGTTTGATTTGATTTGGAGGGGTAAGGATGGAAAGCTTATTCGAGGCGCCGGTTTAGCAAAACAGGAAATCACTGCGAATCAAGATTGTTCTTTTAATGGTTATTCTTATAAATCGTTATCCATTGATACATTCAAAGGTATGTGCGGTGCTCCAATCATGAGTAGACAAAGATGTTTAATTACGGGTCTGCATTTGGGAGGAGTTACTGGTACACCTCGTGGATGTTCCGGAATACTCTTGCGGAGTCAGATTGATGACGCTATTTCGAAAGTTAAATCTTTTGAAGGTGTTATTGTATCTGGCTCCGCAGAGAGATTTGAATCGCAAGTATTAGGTGTTAAATTGTTAACAGGTAAGGGTTTACATCCGAAGAGTCCATTAAATTGGATGCCGAATGATTCTCAAGTCGAATATTATGGTTCATGTCCTGGCATGTCTTCTTTTAGATCTGATGTTAAAACAACATTGATTAGTGAGAATGTCATGGATGTTATGGATTCACCAAATATATTTGGTCCCCCAGTTCAAGAACCGTCTTGGTTTGGGTGGCAAAAATGTTTGGAGAATTTGGCTGTACCTGCTTTACCTTATGCACCTGATTTGTTAATTATTGCTGTTCGCGATTACAAGGAAGATATGCTACTTATTTTTAAAAGCAACCTCTGGAAAAATACTAAACCATTGACTGACCACGAAAACCTTTGTGGGATTCCTGGTCGTAAGTTTATGGATGCAATTAAGTTAGATACTTCGATTGGTTACCCTTTGACGGGTAAGAAACGTAATTTTGTAACGGAATTGCCACCTACCAAAGATAAACCTAACAACCGTGTTTTGGATAAAGTTATTATGGATGAAATTTTACGTTGTGAGAATTGTTATAGATTAGGTAATAGAGCTTATCCTATAGCTAAGGCTTGTAAGAAGGATGAAGTATTATCTAAACCTAAGTGTAGAATCTTTTATGGTAACGCAATTTCATTGACATGGTTGATTAGGAAGTATTTTCTTCCAATATTACGAGTAATGCAGATGAATCCATTAGTTTCTGAGTGTGCTGTGGGTGTGAATAGTCATGGTCCTGAATGGGATGAACTTTACAAACACATAGTAACTTATGGAGAAAATCGATTAATTGGTGGTGATTATGGTAAATATGACCAAAAATTACCATCACAATTGATTTTTGCGGCTTTGCGTATTATGATAGATTTTGCCAGAGAATGTGATTATTCTCAGGAAGATTTAAATATTATGGAGGCCATGACAGGTGACATTGTTTACGCCTTAATTGCTTATAATGGTGATTTATTAGGGTTAACAGAAGGAACACATATTAGTGGAAATTCTTTAACTGTGATTATTAACGGAATTTGTGGTAGTTTAAATTTGCGATGTTTCTTTTATAATCAATATCCTGTAAAGAGATTTGAACATAGAATGAAATTTCGTGATTGTGTCAAACTTATTACTTATGGTGATGATAATATTGGATCCGTGAGGAAAGGCGTGGACAAGTTCACGATTAAAGGCGCTTCAGAATTCTTATTTAAGTATGGTCAAACTTACACCATGCCCGATAAGGAAAGTGAATTATCAGACTTTTTACCACTTAAGGAATTTGAATTCCTTAAGCGGAAAAGTGTCTATCACGAGCGCTTAGGACATTATGTCGGTGCTTTAGTTGAGAAATCTTGTTTTAAAATGTTACATTGTTATTTGCGATCTAAAGGTAGTCCACTATCTGAAGAATTCGCATGTGCAGTGAATATAGATACAGCTTTATCAGAATGGTTTAACCATGGTGAAGAAGTATATGAACATAGAAGATCTCAATTAAAGGAGGTTGCTGACAAGAGCAATATCCGACATTTCTGTGAGAAGCTTGATTTGAGTTATTCTGATCGAGTGGATATATGGAAACAAAAGTACATCAAAGACGATTATGTGATGTACAATGAACCCGATGGGTTCGAGACATAGGGCCTTTTCTAACCCTTATAAAATAGAAAGCGCAGTTTGGACCTGCGTCAGGATTGGAAGCAAAATCCATTTGTGTATATGGTTACCAATTTTGTATATATTTTGTTGTTATTTTTGTATGTAAGGTTAGGCTTTGCACAATTAGCATTGTAATGATACTTCTATTTAGAAGAGCGTTTCGCTAGCGCAAAGTAAATAACACCGCTTGAGTGCCTAATTCAACACTCAAGTTTGTAAATAAAGGAATTAGTATTTGTTTTAATTGTCAAGTATTTATATTACCAACCGTGGACGGGTTTAAAAGTGTCCTTCCTTTTGGGATTTGTTCTGGCTGTGAGCATTTGTTTGAGCCAATTAACGTTTTTGAATCACAATCTGGTATTACTAATGATCAAAATGTTTATAAAATGTCCAATGATACTAAATATCAGAATGTTGAGTTTTCAGACCAGCATGATCCCTATATGGTAGATATAGACCAAACAATGGATCCCACTCGTAAAATGCAGGATACTGATGATGCCACTTTGGGGAATTTCTTCAAAAGGCCCATCAAGATCTTTGAGCAAGAGTGGGGTACTGGTACTCTACTAAATTTTGAAATAGATCCGTGGTCTCTCTATTGGGAGAATCCACGTGTTCTATCTCGTATTTCAACGTTTAATTTGTTACGTTGTAATTTACACTTAAAAATATTGATTAATGGTAACGGTTTTCATTATGGAAGAGGTTTAGTCGCCTATCTTCCATATGCTGATCGCGATAGTTTATCAACTAACTCTGCTTTAGTACAGCAGGATTTAGTTGGGACATCACAGTTACCACACGTATTTTTAGATCCCACAACATCTTCTGGTGGAGAAATGGTATTGCCATTTTTCTTTCATAAGAATTATTTAAATATCCCATTCAAAGAATGGGGTGAGATGGGCAACCTATTAATGCGATCTATTAATCAATTAAAACACGCCAATGGCGCTTCTGACCAAGTTACAGTTTCTGTATTTGCTTGGGCTGAAGATGTATCTATGTCTGTATTGACATCGTTAGATCCGATTCCCGATCCTCCTCCGGACGACCCTTTTGAGTCTCAGTCTGGGGCGGAAATCGATGAAGCTAATGCCACTGGCGTTGTAAGTGGACCTGCAACCACGGTTGCAAAATGGTCTGCTTACTTAGCTAAGGTCCCTTACATTAGCCCATTTTTCATGGCTACATCAATAGCTGCTAATGCCACTGCTGGTATAGCAAAAATTTTTGGCTTTTGTAGGCCACCTGTCACCAAAAATCCTGAGCCTTATCGTCCCACGCCTGTTAGTTCATTGGCTTTAACTAACACGCCTGATACCGCTCAGAGATTGACTATGGATGACAAACAGGAACTCACTCTTGATCCTAGGATTTCTGGGATTGGTGGAGTTGACCCTTTGAATATTAGAGAAATCGCTAAACGCGAGAGTTATCTCACAACGTTCAATTGGGATATTTCCACTGCTCCAGAGACTTTACTTTGGAATGCTCGGGTAGATCCGACTATTTGGAATGAATCAGGTTTGCTTGGAGCAAAGGCATTTCATTTTCCAGCTTGTGCTATGGCGGCTTTGCCGTTTAAGTATTGGACTGGAAGTATGAAGTTTCGCTTTCAAGTTGTTTGTTCATCATTTCATAAGGGACGTATTAAGGTTGTTTACGATCCGAATCATTTAGCTTCGAATGAGTACAATACCAATTATCTTAAAATAGTAGATATTGCGAATGAGCAAGATTTCACTATTGAAATAGGAAATGGTCAAAATGTTACTTTACTTGAACATAATAATCCGGGTGAAACACCTTTAACTACAATGTTTAGCTCAACACCATACACTTTTGCCGCCCGTGGAAACGGAGTCATTGGTATGTATGTTGTTAATGAACTAACAGTCCCTAATAGCATTACTAATAATGATATACAAGTCAATGTGTATGTCAGTATGGGTGATGATTTTGAGGTATTTGTGCCTGAAAATCGCTTTGCTTTATTTACGAATAAGCCAAGGTCGGTTTTTGAATCGCAGTCTGGAGAGATTGTTCCTGATGCGCAAAATACTTCCGAGCCCAGTGCTCCCCAACAATCTTTATCTACTAATGTGGGTCCCGGCTTGCAGCAGAGTCCTGATATTACGAAAGTATTTGCTGGTGAAGCAATAGTTTCATTGAGGAGCTTGCTGAAGCGGTATTCACTTTGGACTTGTCTTGCTTCTGGTACAAACAAGAAGTCTAGGATTGTTGGACGATTTGGTATTTTCCCTTATCTAAGGGGAAATGCACCACCGACTGTAGATATAGCTTCTGGAGGCGAAAATTACAATTTTTGCAATTCATTGCTTCTGCATTGGGTCAGAAATTCTTATTCAGGATGGCGTGGTTCAATTCGATATAAACTTATACCTAGAGGATATTCCAATAGTCAAGATCATATTGAGGTTGAACGTGCTGTCTATAAGAATACTGAACTTTCTTATTATAATGAGTATTATGAGGAAGAACCTTATGCGGATAGTAATAAAGCTAGAGCCGCTTGTATGTATCAAATTGATCCTTTATTAAATCTTACAGATTTTAAGAATTTTCAATATGGTGGACAAGGAAAGGCTTTGGCATATAACTCAGTTAACGGTGCACTAGAATTTGAGGTTCCATACCAATGTAATCTTAGGTTCTCTCCAGGTAAGCCCGTTGGTTATACAGGTCCGCAGGACTTAGTACCTGGAGGATTTGATTATAGATTTGTCACTCAGACTGTTCCAGATTTGGAGGAGAATGAAAACATTTCTATGACTTATGATATATACACCTCAGCTGGTGAAGATTTTCAAACATATTTCTTCACTGGTTTGCCTCGTATGTATTACGAAAAGGAGGCTCCAGAGCCTCTATAAGGAGATAAAACTCCGTTTAATTAAATATAGCTAATAGACTTGCTAGTACGTATAAAAGTCTTACTACTCTGTGACCGAGTAGGCGTTGTTTTAGGACAATTAGCTGGTCGCGCCGAATGATTTTGTGAATCTAAATTTTTCCTGGTGCGCCAGGTTTTTAGGAGTCACAACTTTCAATAGCGCGACCCGACTTTATGAAAATAAAGACGGGGGGATTGGTTTTTGTGCAATCCCCCCCGCTTGGGTCTCTTGTGCAAAAAAAAAAAAAAAAAA